CTGCATACAATAAATCCGTAAGTGCATTTATTTATTATAGGTAAGGTGTATTCCGGGGAATTATTATATATTTGTATTAGTAAAATAACATTTCATAATTTGCTAGGTAAGAAAACCTCTGGAGTAATCTGGAGGTTTTGTTTTTATTATTATCTTTGTATCTTAAAATTATTTATTATGCAGTTATATAGAGAAAGGCCTAAGAGTGTTGAGGCTATACAGTATGATGGTACAGAAGAATGTGCTATTAAGATTTCCGGGTATGAGGATTTTGAGGGACACATTAATTATATCAATCATAAATTTGATAGCTTTTTTCTCACTACTATGAATGGTGAGATTAGATTAGCACCGGGGGACTATGTGATACAGGATTGGGCCGGTACATTTTCTTTTATGCCAGAAAAAAAATTTAATAGAATGTATAAAGTATTTGAATAATACTTATATTTGTGATATCATTATTGTTTTGCGATTTATAATGGTTATTGTTTTAATTGGTTATTAAGGTAAGTCTAGGTTTAAAAATCTAGACTTATTTTTTTGTTTAAACTTTAATTGTTTAATAAATTTATTATCTTTACTGGATAATTAAAACATAATATTATGAGTAAAGCAATTAAAAGTCTTAAGGGACGTAGAGTATTAATCAGTCAGCCAGAAAGAAAAGAATCTGTGATTGAATTAAGTGAAGCTGATAAAGCACACATGGATACTGAGGACATGAAGAAGTGGACCAAGTTAACAGTGTATGCAGTTGGTGAAGAAGTTAAAACTTTAGAGGCAGGTGATGTAGTTTACATTGGTGTTAATTCTATCAAGAATGCAGAAGCAATTGAAGTTGATGGAGGTATTAAGTTGATGGTAAGTGAATATGATATTGCAATAGTATGGTAGATATAGATAAACTTTGTGATCTCTATAATGAGAAAAGAAGTAATAGATATTATGATAATGCATTACCAAATTCTTTTAAGTATACAACTCCTAAGCCTGTACTAAAACCAAATAATGAATATGCATTATTTGATGTACTAGAAGCATGGGGACTTGATAAAGATTTTTACTTAGGTAATGTAATTAAGTATCTGGCAAGAACTGGAAAAAAAGATGCTGCTAAAGAGTTAGAGGATCTGGAAAAAGCTGAAGTATATTTAAAAAGAAGAATAGCTGAGTTAAAGAAATGAAATGGCTTTTGATATTATTATTGTATTCATGTGCATCAGTTGGTCCTAACTATAATCAAGGAGGAAGTCACAATGATGATATGGCAATGCGTAGTAAGATTGTATTTAAGGAAGACTTAAGAGTTAAAAACAAAATGATTAATACAAGAAGCTCTGCTAAAAAGAGTATACATAAAGCAAAAAAAATTAAAAATAAAAAATTAAAAAAGTATATTTGATTAAAATATTATTTATATATTGCATTAGCTAAAACAACCATTCTCTGATTTAAGCTATTTATTTGACTAGCTAGGTAAGGAAATCCCAGAAAATTAATCTGGGATTTTGTTTTTATATATATATTTGTAATGATGATTTAAATTTATTTTATGAAAAAATTTGACATGGGAAAATATATACTGTTTGCAGGTAATAATGCTACAGAGATATTTGATTACTATAAGGTTGATGAAATGCATGGGTTGAATAGGAAGGATGCACAAGCAGAAGAGGTAGATAAGACTACTCCTAAAAAAGGAGATGAAGGTAATGGTGTTTATCTTTATGGATTAACTAACTATGATCCTGCAGATAAGAAGTTAACTGCAAAGGATCCATACAAACCATTCTTGTTTATAAACCTTGGTACGTTTAATAGGTATAATATTACTGAGAAAGCTACAGGAGTTATGCATGAAACTATGCACATGGCTATCTTACTTAATAACTGGAACATTACTGATAAGGAAGAAGAGGTTATTACTTTTGCAGAGGATGAAGCTAATAAGATTATTAAGAAGTTAGACTTTGATAAAAAGGAAAGTCCTAAAAAACAATTCTTTAAAAGATAAATTACTCAAAAGAATCCTTGAATTATTTTTAAGGATTTTGTTTTTATATAATTATTTTGTATATTATAGTATATATATATTAAAAATAAATAAACATGGACATTTTAAATTTTATTTCCTGGATTAAAGCAAAGCGTGTAACTACTACACCTCCAGATGGATCTCTAATTGCTGTAGGTGCACCGTCAACAAAAAGAGATGACAAGTATCTTACAGTAGCAATGACATTAAATGATGCAGTTGCTGCAGGTTGTCAAGTTAATAGTACTTATAAGACAGGTATCTTAGATGATTATCCTTGGTATATTACACCATCAATGTTATCTACTTGTACAAGAATTGAAGATACTCCTGCTTTTCCTACAGCATTTGCAGCAAATTTAGTTGGGTATAAAGTAGGTGGATCATATGGTTTACTAGAAGGTGTTAATGTTACTGTAGAATATATTGGTACAGTTGAATCAGTTAATGGTGATGATTTATTTAATTTACCTTGGAAAACTTCAGGTAGTGTTGGTGCATTTGTTAGTGCTCCTTTTCCAAGTCCTTTTACAAGTGCTTTTGCAAATGGTGCTATGGTAGCAGATGGTTTTGGAGATGCTGCACCTGCAGAACTTATGACTATTGCACTTGATTATTATGCACCTGATGCTGTAGATTTATATTTAGTAGTTGTAAGTAACACAGCAGTAGATGGTATGCAAGCTTTAATTTCATTTGAATATGAGTTCTTAGAAATTGAAGGTGAACCAATTAAATTTACTATTTATTAATTTTAAAAAATATTTATCATGGAAAGAAAAACATTTGGTAAAACACCAGAAGGATGGGGTAAAACAGTTGCTCCAAAATTGACTAAAGCTAAAGCAGCTGAAGCAGTAGCAACAGAAGAAAAAGAAAATCCACGTAAAGCAGGAATTAGAAAAAAAATTGAAGAAATGAAAAAAGCTTTATTGGATAGTAGAAAACAAGATCATGTAAAACCAGTAAAAAATTAATTAATTAACTATAAAAAATAAATAACATGGCAGCAGCACCAGCATTAAAAGAAGCAGATATTAAAGTATATGCATCAGTATTGATGAATAACTCAGTATCATTAGATGAAAAAGCAGTAGCATTAACTGCATTATATGATTTTTTTGTTAATACAAATAGTAATACTAATGTATATAACACATTTGGATTAGGGGTATATTTTCGTGAAGAAGGATCAGGTGATATTAAAACTACACACGTACCTACAATAGTACCGTAATTAAAAAAAAAATAAAAAAATATAAATACCACAGATATAATATGTTTGTGGTATTTTTACATTAAACTAAAAATAATAATCATGTTAAATAATATAACTAATTATTCTAATCTTATTAGTAATGGTAAAATTAGAACACTCTTGGATGCAACAGATTTATTTACGGTAGGTGTAAGAGATCCAAACTTTATTGGTAATTACCAACCAGTATTAATAACCTCAACTAATTTAGCTAATAGTATTGCTAGTTTGTTACCATTTCCTTTTACTTTAACTACAACAGGTACATCAGGTGCATCAACATTAATTGGTACAGTATTAAACATTCCTAATTATACTAGTACTGGTGTTGCTTCAGTTACTGGATTAGATACTGATAACACAGATCCACTTAATCCTATTATTCAACTATCTGTTGATGGAACTACTATAACAGGTGATGGAACACCTGGAAACCCACTAGTATCAGTTAGTTCTGTATTACATACTCATTATGCTTTTATAGATTTAGTAAATGGTGATGATTCAACAGCAATATTAGGAAATGTAACTAAACCATATATAACAGTTGCCGCAGCACAAATAGCATTAATTGCATTTGGTGTATCAGAATCCCAACCAGGATGTATTTATTTAAGAAGTGGTATTTATACAGTATCTATAACTTTAAAAACTAATATAATTACTTATTGCGAACCAGGTGTAGTATTTACATCGGGTGGATTTATTGATGATGTAAACACTGTGAAAGCTGTTGTTTTGGGATATGCAACATTTAAAGAAGATGCATTATTGTATTCCGGATTATTTGCATCTGATATTCATATTGAAGCATTTGAAGTATATAAAATGCCAATACCATCATTATACAATACAAGATGCATAGCACATAACCCAACAACGTCAGTAGGTAAAGCTAAATTAACGGTTATTTTAGAAAAATGTACATTAGGAAATAGGGCACAGGATATTGCTGTAAGAGGTGATTGTGATTTTAATTTTACTTGTAAAACACCTGTAATCTTTTACTACGCAATTACCTTAACTGCCATTTCAGCTGGTAGTGTTAACTGTACAGGAACGTGGATTTTTACTGCACCTAGTTGGATATGGAAAACTGGAGGGGGATTTGGACAAAGTTTTAAAAATGCACTCTATTTTCAGCAAACAGATTCAAATTTTAAATTTACAATTCATGGAGATATTATTAATGAAGCTACAAATACAAGTAGCCAGTTAATTCAGAATAATCAAACATTTGGTGGTCTAGTAACCATTAATGGAGATATAGACTTATCAATTGCTAGAGGAATTCATTCCCATAATAATTCTGTTATGACAATTGTATTCAATTCGAAAAAAATAAAAGGTATTAATGGTTTATTTAATACTTCATTAACTATATTTGCAAATGCAGGTAATGTTGTAAAATTATTTTTTAATGGCACAACATTTAATAAGTTAGTTGGTACATTAACTAATGCATTTCTAGTATCTTTAAATAATGAAATTGGATTTGATAAATGTAAAATAATCCAAGATGATGCAACAATAGATATTATTAGTGTTACTGCAATTACTGCAAAATTATCCATGATACGAACTGATGCTGTATTAGTTGGTGGTGGAGGATTTGTAGTTAATACTAATGGAAATGCTGTAACTATAGCCCTTAAAAATTGTGTTTCTAATATGAATATATCAGATGTATTAACACAAAAATATGCAACAAACAATTTAGAAGTTGAACCATTATTCACACTACCAATTTATTAAACCATGAATATTACAATAACAAATAATACTTCTAACGAAATAGAAGAAACAATTATAGTAGACTTAGGTGCTATAGAACTTGATTATAAACCATCTAAAGAAAATAAAACAAATGCAAAAGCATTAACTGATTTTATTGTTTATTTTAATACTAATGTCTTTACTATAATTATAGATGCACCATATTGGGCTAATATCAATTTAATAAGTTCAGTAACATCAACAGTAACTGATGCATCTGTTGAAATTAATTTTAATGATCTTCCTGCTAAGATTAAAAAAGTATTTTTAGAAATTAACACACATAGTTTTGCTGAATAAAAATTAAAAAGTAAGAGTCACAGTAATGTGGCTTTTCTTTTTTATATTTGTATATCTAGAATCTTTTGCGTATATTATTATATATAAAATCAAATTATTATGTCTGTAGGAAATTTAAAAACATATGGTGGCAAGGGTACCAATATGCCATGGCAATTAAAAATGTTATATGGTCAAGAGTGTGCCTGTGACAATTTAATAGATATTAACACTAATACTGTTAATGTTGATTCATTACTTAACCAAATACTTGCTGCAATTCAAGCAGGAACTGAATATGAAGCAGCTTTAGTTGTTGATGCTAATGATGTTACTTGGTTAGAGATAAGAATTTATAATGCAGGTACGGGAACATTTGATCCACCAGTTTATTATTTAGCAGGAACAAATACTCCAGGTACACCACTTGCACCAATTACTTATATCAATCCTAATACTTACTTAGCTCAAATAGTAAGTAATACATCAGCTGTTACTAGAACTCCTAATTATATTAGAACATCTACATCAGGTACAGTTGCTCCAATAACATATAGTCTTTCTATAGCAAATGTAGGAACAGGTAATGGAACTTTCTTAGGTGCTACAATTAAACCAGGAGAATCAGTAAATTTTGGAGCTGATGGTATTAATAATTCTTATGCTGCTTCTACATTTACATATGACGGAACAGGTACTGAATTACTTATTACTTATAATTCATAATACTATATACTAATGAGTACAGAAATAAACATAAAGAAAAAAATTACAGCTCTTGATGAATCTGTAATATTAACCAAAGATCTTAGTACTATTAATTTTGTAGGAGCAGGTGTAGTAGCAAGTTCAATAGGAGAAGATGTTACTGTTACTATTCCTGGTGGATCTAGTTCAGGAGTTGCATCTGTAACAGGATTAGATACGGATAATACTGATCCATTAAATCCAATAGTTAATATAAGTGTTGATGGTGTTACAATTACAGGTTCAGGAACTCCCATGGACCCTTTAGTAAGTGTTGATGCAGTAAGTGGTAGTGGTGCATTGAATTTTGTATCCAAATGGACAGGAATAGACTCATTAGGAAATAGTCAAATAAGAGATAATGGTTCTAAAATAGCAGTTAATGGTGCAATAGTTTCAGTATATAAATTTGCTGTATATAGTACAACAGCTGGAGAAAACTATAATATTTATGGTAATACTACAGTTAATGGTGCTGTAGGTATTGCAGGAGTTAATCAAGGAGTAGGTGCATCTACTAATTATGGTGCATCAGGAACAGCTCAAAGTTCCACAACTCAAAATATTGGAGTTTACGGACAAAGTGGAGGTACAAGTATTGAAAATATAGGAGGTAAATTTGTTGGAACAGGTGCTACTTCAAATTATTCAGTACAACTACGAGATGGTACAGAAGGAGTAGGTAAAGTTCTTACTTCAATGACTGCAGATGGTAAGGCACAATGGGTTACTCCAACAACAGGAACAATTACATCAGTAAGTGGAACTGCTGGTCGTATAACTAGTACAGGTGGTACAACTCCTGTAATTGATCTTGTAAGTGGTGTGGCAAGTGCAGGTACAACGGGATCTTCTAGTTTAATTCCTGTAGTTACCATTGACACTTATGGGCGAGTTACTGCTATTACAACTGCTGCTAATCCACAAGGAACAGTAACTTCTGTTACAGGCACAAGTCCAGTGGTTTCTAGTGGTGGTAATACTCCTGCTGTTTCAATACCTGCTGCAACAACTTCTGTTAATGGTTATTTAACTTCAACAGATTGGACAACATTTAATAATAAGGGTAACGGAACAGTAACAAGTGTAGCAGCATTAACATTAGGTACAACGGGAACAGATTTAAGTTCAACAGTAGCTACAGGAACATCTACTCCAGTTATTACTTTGCAAGTGCCAACAGCAAGTGCAGCTAATAGAGGTGCATTAAGTGCTGCAGACTGGAGTACTTTTAATTCAAAACAAGATGCAATAACATTAACAACTACTGGTACTAGCGGTGCTGCTACTTTAGTAGGAGCTACATTAAATATACCACAATATTCAGGAGCATCATCTGCATGGACTGTTACTACACAAGTAGGTGCAAGTTATACAGCAGTAAGCAATGACTATGTACTTGTAAATGCAGCTACACATACTGTAACTTTACCTGCTGCTGCAAATGGTATTAAAGTAGGAGTTAAAATGATTAATTCTACAGTAACAAATATTAGAGTACTTACACCTTCAGCAGGAATTACTATTGATGGTACAAATAGGTCTGTTACAGGTATGCCGATATTTAATCAATATGATGCATACACATTTGTGTCTGATGGTACTAACTGGTGGATAATAGGATAATATTATGGCTTATATTGCAAATGGTAGAAATTATACTTATGGAGTTGTAAACACTTTAGCAGCGGTAGCTGCAATTAGTGGACCTTCTATTGGAGATACTGTGTTCTGTTTAGAGAACAATAGATTAATGTCTTATAATGGTTCTTTTATTTGGATGTGCAATGATTTTGTACAAATTACAAATGACAGTGGGGTAACTTTATCTAAAGGTGATGTAGTAATTATTAATACAGCAGCTACTAATTCTGTTACTAGAACTACTACTCAAGGAAACCCATTAGTATTAGGTCCTGTTGTATTCGGTAATGATACTACAAGACCTGTTGCAGTTGCTATATCAGGAATATATGATGTAAGAACAAATGGTTCTACTAATGCAGGAGATTATGCTTTAACAAGTACTACTACTGGAGCAGGAGATTCTACCACAACAATGGGAGATGGATTTTTTGGAGTATATGTTCAGCAAAATGCTGTGGCAGGACTTACTAAGTGTTTAATACGTTCTAAACCTGAATATTTCTAATGGCAACTTACTCAAATAAATTTACAAAGTTTGGTAATAAAACCAAAACACAGATAGATGCACTATCCGGTACTTATACATTAGTAGCAGGTGATAATGTGTACAATACAGATATTAATAAAGAAGAATATTGGACAGGAACCAATTGGATAAATGATGATTGTGTAGAAGTAGTAAACAATGCAGGAGCTACAGTATCAGTAGGACAGGTAGTTAATATAGATAATGTTTTACCTGCAGCTAGTCAAGCTACAGTAGAACTTGCTGATACATTTGCAGATAATTGGCATATAGGTGTTGTTTACAGAGGTGGAATAAATGGAGCAAAAGTAATTGTAGCTTGTAAAGGTTTTTACAAAATAAAATTTACTGCCGCTACCACAACTACAACAAGACAACATATTGTTCAACTTACTATAACAAACGGAGAAGCAAGTTCAACAGCGTCAAAAACTGGAGGAACAGGTTCAATTGGAGTTATTGCAGAAGCATTTGCAACAATGCCTGCAGACAGATTAGTAAATTGTTGGATTAATTCAGCAGAATGTTTTTAATTATGGGAGTATTAACTAGAGGACATTTTACTTATGGTAGCCAAACTTGGGCTAACATTATCCTTATTACAGGAGCTAATGCAGGTGATACTGTATGGGACACAACTTATGCTAAAAAACGTGAGTGGGATGGTAATAACTTTGTACATGCAAATCAAAAATCTATGGTAACTACTACAGGTTTTTTAGATGGAGGAGTTGGTGTTTCTTCTTCTACTGTCAATAATCAAATTGGATTTCAAGCATTAGCAGCAGATACAGAAGGAATTATAGGAATTGTAGAAAATGGTAAAGGAAATGTTATAGGAGTAACTGTTCCTATGACATATCATGGTACTGTAAAAGCATTAGTTGTTGCTACGGGTGTAAACCCTTCTAACCCAGGAGATTTTGTAAAAAATGACACTACAAGTAATGGATATGCAAATACTGCAGCAGCAGGAGCAGGAACATTTGCTTTATATGTAGATGCTGCAGCAACAACAACAGGATTAAGAAGTATAGTATTTAGACCAGTAGAACGTAATTAATATGTCACATTTTTTTTATAAATATGAAGTTTACACAAATAAAGAGGGTGTAGACTGGACTGTCCTAAAATGGATAGCAGATAGTGAATATGATGACACTATAAAGATTGATAAAGCTACTGCAGATTTAACTCCTGCAGATGAGGCAATGTTAAATCATTTTTTTGAAGAGGGTGGTGTAGTGCAAGATAAAACAGAATTTCCTGTTCCCCCGGATGCACCGGGTAACATAATGTAAGTATTATAATTTATGAAAACTTCACAACAAGGCATAGACCTAATTAAGGGATTTGAAGGATGTAAGTTAAAAGCTTATGTTGATCCTGGAACTGGTGGATTACCAATAACTATTGGGTATGGAAACACAGCTAGGAAAGATGGCAGCAAATTTAAATTAGGTGATAAGATTACTCAAGAAAGAGCTAATGAATTATTTTTAGAGTTGCTTCCTAAGTATGAAGCTACTGTAGATAGGAATATAAAGGTTATTTTAAACCAAAACCAATTTGATGCACTAGTATCTTTTTGCTGGAATTGTGGTAGTTCAGAAGCTTTATTTAGATTAATTAATCAAAAGGCTACTGATGAGGTTATCTATGATTGGTGGATAAACCATTATGTTACAGGAGGTGGAAAGTTACTTCCTGGATTATTAAAAAGAAGAAGAAAAGAAGCAGATTTATACATTAAAAAATAAGATTATGAAAAATTTACAACAAAGATGGAACACTAAGACACCAACATTTTGGAAAAAAATGCAAAAAATTGGTATCATAGCAGGAACAATAGGAGGAATTATTATTGCTTCTCCTGTAGCATTACCTGCATTATTGGTATCAGCTAGTGGATATTTATTATTAGCTGGAACTGTAACTGCCACATTATCACAGTTAACCGTGGAATCAACAAATTAATTTTAAAAAGGTGCACTGTATCTAGTAAAATATTACTATATTAGAATATATATTATTTTTTATTTTTATTACCATGGATTCAATACTTACAATAGGTTTATTTGTTATAGGTTTTATAATAACACTTATAGGATACTTTTTAAAAACAACACACACATCAATAATTGCAGATGTACAAGTTCTTAAAACTAATGATCATGCTCATACAGAAGAGGAGGGTAGATTAAAAGGTAAAATAGAATTACTTGAACAAGAACATAGACTTAAATATCAGTTGATCACAGAAACAACTCAACAAGAGATTAAGAATATGGCTGCTAAAATTGGTGAGTTATCTGATACAGTTGGTAAACTAATTAGTTTTCACCTTAAAAGTACAAAATGATATTAAGTCAAATTAGAAATGCTGTTATTTCAAAAGGTTATAAATGGTTTGAAGATAATGCAAATAAAGGTTATGATGTTAATATTGTTGGTGTCCGTAATAGTTCTACTGGTAAAAAAGTAACTAATGTATTTGATGATTTAATTACAATATCATATAAAGATGATAAAGGTATTTGGAAATATCATGAATGGATGAATACAACTGAGCCAGGTAAAAAAGGTGTAATGGAGTATCATAACCCAAAAGGTGCAGCAAAACTTATTCCAGGACAATACAGAGGCGTATATTCAATTGATAAACATCAAGGTAAATATGAAGCCTTATGTCAAAGAAATGGTACTGTAACTATTTTTAGAGATCATAATAAAGATCTTACATTTGATGAAGTAATAAGAGATAATGGTATGTTTGGTATTAATATCCACAAAGCAGGTCAAAATTCTACATGGGTAGAAAACTGGTCAGAAGGATGTCAAGTATTTAAAAGAGTAAGAGACTTTGATGAGTTTATGAAGATCTGTAAAATAGCAGAAAAAATACACGGTAATCACTTTACTTATACACTAATAGAATCTAAAGATCTAGTAATAGTATGAAATTAAGAAATGCTTGGAAGATAAAAAATAAACAATGGGATAAAGCCTGTGTAAGAATCCGTCTTGGAGCTTTAGACTTATTCACTATTGAATTTGATATTGATAGAAGCTTTTACATGTTGACCATATTAAACTTTACAATTAAAAATAGATAATAACTACACATATATAATATAGAACTCAGGTAATTAACGTACCTGAGTTTTTTATTTTAAATACTAAAAGTTTAAACTTATTTTGTATATTTGTGTAAACATTTAAAATATATATTATGAGTACAGAAAACCAACATCAAGAAGAAGTAGAGTTAACAGCAGAAGAATTAGCAGAAAGAAAGGCTGATATGCTTAAATTTTACACAGAATCAATTCCTTATTTAACAGCACAACTAGAGTATGAGAAAGTACTATGTGAAATTGATGAGGCTAGATTCAAAAGAACAAGTATTAACTATCAACTTGCAATGATGATGAACCCACCTACTGAAGGTGAAGAAGAAATTAATGCACCATCACCAGAACAAGAAAGAAAACTTAAAACTCAATAAGAACTTATGGCATTAGTAAATCAAGTACAGAAACGTGCTGTAATGCCTAAATGGGAAATTGTTAAATTTCAGATATTATCTCACTGCTATATTAATCATATAGTGGTGAGTGATTCTGACTTAAACTGTTTAACATTATTGAGCATGTCAGGACCTATTGAATTAACTCATTTTTGTTATGATGCTTCTTCTGATGAACAGATGATATTTAAGTCTCCACAAACAGTTAGAAATGCAATTAATAAAGCAATGAAGACTATGTTAGTAATTAAAGATGATGTAGATAAAAAACTTATCAGATTAAATCCTATCTTGCAAGTACAAACAGAAGGAGATATATTATTAGATTATAAATTTTTAGGAAGATGATCCCAAAAAAACCTAATATACTATATAAACAAGTTGCTGAAGATTTAAATGTCTCAGAAACACTTGTAGATAATTTCATGACTTTCTACTATAAAGAGATAAGAAAGAATCTAACTGAGTTAAATCATATCAGAATAAACTTAGATGGTTTAGGAATCATGTCAATTAAACCTAGATTAGTTACTGCACTCTTGGATAAGTATCATAATAGTATTGAAACACTAAATACTGATACTATGGCCAATTATAACTATAAGAAAAGAATAGAAGCTAAAGTTATATTATTAGAGAAAGCAGATAAAATGCTAAAAGCAGATAAAAAAATTAAAGATAAATTTTTAAAGGATAAAGCAGATGGTAAAGCTAAAGGAAATTTGGAACAATAGAAAACAGATTATGGAAGGTATTAAGAACTCTGTAATAAGAGATGCCTTTGTAGAAAAGATTTCAGCAGATAGAATGGAGTTATGTAATGTATGTATAAGAAAAGATACTAAAGGTTCATCATGTGTAATGCCAGGGACGCAACCATGTTGTAATTTATGTGGATGTTCACTTACATTTAAAACAAGATCATTATCATCAGACTGTCCAGACTTAAGATGGAAAGCAGTTATTACAGAAGAAGATGAAGATAAACTAGAAAAATTATAAAGATGAGTATAGTATTTAAAGCAGATGACCATAGTTATACTAGTACTGAAGGTGAAGAATCTATCAAATGGACTAGTGTAACAAGTCTTATATCAAAATTAAAAAAGCCATTTGATAAAGTTAAAGTAGCTGCTAGATGCTCTAAACAAAAAAAATCAAAATGGTTTGGTATAGCACCAGAAAAAATACTTCAAATCTGGGATAGTGAAGCACTAAGAGCTACATCATTAGGGACCTTTTATCATAATCAAAGAGAATCAGATCTATGCAGTCTATCTTCATTGGAAGTAGATGGTGTGATAATACCAATCATAACTCCGGTACCTGAAGTAAACAATTTAAAGTATGCTCCTTCTCAGAAATTAGAACAAGGTGTATATCCTGAACATATGGTTTATTTAAAGTCTGCAGGTATATGTGGTCAATCAGATTTAGTAGAAGTAGTTAATGATAGGATAAATATCATTGATTACAAGACAAATAAGAAGATTGATGTTGAATCATATAAGGATTGGGATGGGATTAGTGACAAATTACAGGAACCTGTATCACATTTGGATGATTGTAATTTTAACCACTATGCACTACAATTAAGTATATATATGTATATTATGTTAAAGCATAACCCAAAATTAAAACCGGGTAAATTGTTTATACATCATGTTACATTTGACTTAGATGGAGTAGATGAATGGGGATATCCTATTACTAAATATACTGATCAAGGAGATCCAGAAATTAAACAAGTAATACCAATGGAGATACCATATTTAAAAGAAGAAGTAATTGCTATAATTAAAAATTTATAATTATGAAATTTTATGAAGTAAGAAATTATGACAAGAACTACCCAGGTAGAACAGTTATATTAGGTTATTCAGGTTTAGTATTATTTAGATATAAAGGTAAAATACTTGTAAAGATTAAACCTAATCAAAAAATAAGTAAAAACTATTCAGAAATTGAAGAAGAGTATTCAAAAGGATATGTTGTAGTTAACAATGATCATTTATTTCTTAATCCATATCTTGCTACTGGATTTATAGATGGCTTTAAAAAACTATTTAATATAAAGTCTAAACCAAAAGTAATAAATCCTTTTTAACATGTTAATAAAACTATTTGATGTACAAAATAATGTAGTAATACCAACTGAACATTGTTATACCCTACATGCACTTAAGGATGTTATGGATGAATATCCGGAAAACTACATTAAGATATATCAGTACTTGTTTTATATGACATGTCCTAATCCTGATATGAATCCATTCTTTCACACACCAGAGATAGATAAAGAAGATTTAATTCTAGCTGAGATAAAAGCTGAATTTTCTACTGAGGATAAAACAATATATCAAGCATTAGTATTCTGCCAAAGATTATATGAGACTCCTACATATAGAGCATATAAAGGTATGGCATCTATGTTAGATAGATTAGCTAGATATATGGAGACTACTCCAATTACTGCAGGAAGAGATGGTAATATAAATTCATTAGTTGCTGCAGCAAAGAACTTTGATCTTATTAGAGCTTCTTTTAAGGGAGTATATAAAGATTTACAGGAAGAACAATCTAGTAAAGTTAGAGGAGGAATTGGTTTATCTTATGATAGTTAATTATGGAAAATATGTACACGGATATTCCCACCTGGGATAATGGAACATGGACTACTACATCTTTTGGTACAAGAAAAGAATTTGGTGAGTTTGTGTTTGCATTATTTAAAGAGCCTGGTGAATATGATTTTGATGATGTCAGTAATAAAGTATTTATATCTGAGTCAACAAGATTTAATATAGAAAAAGTATATTGTGTAGCTCCATTTAAATCTAAAGATTTTATTAACTATTGGGAAGACCAAAAAGCTAAATGCAGATTAGGTATGATAATTAAATCAGGACCTAAAACCTGGTTCCTTACAAGAGATTATTATATGTGGTTAAACTTCTTACCTATTTTTGATAAGGAAGAACAAAAATTTGGATTTGCTAAGATAAGAGATGCACAATATCATATGGCTTTATATGAGATACTTGCAGAAATAAACTACATGCACGTAGCTATTCTTAAAAAAAGACAGATAGCTAGTTCATATTTTCATGCAGGTAAACTCATTAATCAGTTATGGTTTGAAGCAGGGGTCACATTAAAAATGGGTGCATCACTCAAAGATTATATCAATGAGAAAGGTACATGGAAGTTTTTATCTGAGTATGCAGCATTCTTAAATGAACATACTGCATGGTATAGACCTATGTCTCCAGATAAAATAATGATGTGGCAACAAAAAATTGAGATAAGAAAAGGAGATAGAAAAGCTGAAATAGGACTTAAAGGTACTATGCAAGGTATGTCTTTTGAAAAAGATCCAACAAATGGTGTAGGGGGTCCGGTAAAATTCTTTTTTCATGAGGAAGCAGGAATTGCTCCCAAGATGGATACAACCTTTGGATATATTAAACCAGCACTTAAGTCTGGTATGATTACTACAGGATTATTTATTGCTGCAGGATCAGTAGGAGATCTTGATCAATGTGGTCCTTTAAAAAAAATGATACTTGATCCAATCAGTAATGATATATATCCAGTTAAAACTAATCTAATAGATAAAGATAATACATGGGGAGAATCAGGATTATTTATACCTGAACAATGGTCTATGCCTCCTTATATAGATATCTATGGTAATTCACTTGTCCAAGAAGCATTAATTGCTTTAGATGAATATTTTGAAGAAATCAAGAAAAATAAAGAACCTAAAGATTATCAACTTGAGGTATCTCAACATCCAAGAAATATAGAAGAGGCATTTGCATTTAGAAAAGAGGCTAAGTTCCCACCTCATCTTGTAAATGCTCAGATAAAAAGAATAGAAGAAAAAGAATACTCTTCAGAGTTTCTTGATATATCTAGAGATGAAACTGGTAAAGTAAAAGTAAAAGCTACTAATAAATTACCAATAGCAGAGTTTCCTATATCTAAAAAGACAGAAGATAAAACAGGTACATTAGTAGTATGGGAAAGACCGGTACCAGATCCTACATTTGGAATGTACTATGGTAGTATTGACCCTGTTGCAGAGGGAAAGACAACTACCTCAGACTCACTATGTTCCATATATATAATGAAAGCTCCAGTTGAAGTAACTAAGGTTACTAATGGTGAGGCTGAGACATTTATAGAAAGAGATAAAATTGTAGCAGCATGGTGCGGAAGATTTGATGATATTAATAAAACACATGAGAGATTAGAGTTAATAATAGAATGGTATAATGCATGGACTATAGTAGAGAATAACATATCTCAATTTATAAATCACATGATATCAAGAAAGAAACAAAGATATCTTGTACCAAGAAACAAAATAGTATTCTTAAAAGATTTAGGATCTAATGCAAATGTATTCCAGGAATACGGATGGAGAAATACAGGTGTGCTATTCAAGAATCATATGATCAGTTATACTCAAGATTTTTTAACTGAAGAGATAGATCATATACAGAAAGATGATGGTACTACTGTAAAAATACATTATGGTGTAGAAAGAATACCGGATATAATGTTAATGAAAGAAATGCAGGCTTATCAAGATGGACTCAACGTGGATAGGTTAGTAGCTTTTGCTGCATTAGTTTCATTTCTTAAAATTCAACAAGCCAATATGGGTTACACAAAAAGAATTGTGAGAGATGAGGCAAGTAAAAAATTGGAAAATTCAAAAAATTTGTATACCTTAAAGAGTAGTCCTTTTAGACATATGGGTAGAAGTGGATTAGGTGAAAATCAAAAATTTAACAGATCACCATTTAAAAATTTAAAATAAAAAAATATGCAAGTATATAACGCTTTACAAATTAAGAATGGTGCAAAGACAGAACATAACAGGTTAGGTAGTATAACTCAACCTTTACAGTTTATTCCTAAAGTAGAAAAAGATGATAAGTGGGCAGCTTGGAATCTTGACTGGTTAGAGTGGAATGGTCTTAAACAGATTAAGAGAAATGCCCGTAGGTTAATGAAAAACTATAAGTTAGCTAAAGGTGTTATTGATAAGTCTGACTACATTGTAGAGGAAGATAATGATTATAGAGATATAATTGAGACTCTTACTAAAGAAGATTCTTCTGCACTTGAACTTAAATTTTATCCAATTATACCCAATGTAATTAATGTTCTTGTAGCTGAGTTTGCTAAAAGATCAAGTAAGTTAACATACCGTGCTGTTGATGAAGGATCATATAATGAAATGATGGAGCAAAAAAGACAGATGGTAGAAGACACATTAATGCAAGATGCACAGATGAAGATAACATCTGCATTAGTAGAACAAGGTCTTAATCCAGAATCTCCAGAAGCACAAGAACAATTAAATCCAGAAAAACTTAAAACATTACCTGAAATAGAACAATTCTTTAAAAAAGATTATAGATCTATAGTAGAACAATGGGCTTCTCATCAACATGAAGTTGATACTGAAAGATTTAGAATAGATGAGTTAGAAGAAAGAGGATTCAGAGATATGCTTATTACAGATAGAGAGTTCTGGCACATGCGTATGATGGAAGATGATTATGATGTAGAATTATGGAATCCTGTACTTACATTTTATCACAAGTCTCCTGATGCAAGATATATATCACAATCTAATTGGGTTGGTAAAACAGACATGTTAACTGTAGCTGATGTTATTGACAAATATGGATATATGATGAATGAAGATCAGATGGCATCATTAGAAGCTATTTATCCTATCAGATCAGCAGGATATAACATTGGAGGTGTGCAGAATGACGGATCATTTTATGATGCTACTAAATCACATGAATGGAATACTAACATGCCTTCATTAGGAATGAGACAATATTCTACTGCTGCAGCTAATAATGAATTTAACAGTGGTGATATTGTTAACCAAATACTTAGAGAAGGAGAAGATTATTATGATCAAGGTACTGCATATTTATTACGTTGTACTACAGCATACTGGAAATCTCAAAGAAAAGTAGGTCACTTAACTAAAGTTACTGACTCAGGTGAAGTAATTACAGAAATTATTACTGAAGACTATAAAGTAACAGACTCACCCGTGTATGATACAAGACTCTTTAAAAATAAAACTAAAGACAATATTGTATATGGTGAGCATATAGACTGGATTTGGATTAATGAGGTATGGGGTGGTATTAAAATTGGACCAAACATTCCTTCTTTTTGGGGTATGAATAACCCTGGTGGATTTACTCCTATATATATTGGTGTTGATAAACAAAACATAGGACCACTTAGATTTCAATTTAAAGGTGATAATAGTTTATACGGATGTAAACTACCAGTAGAAGGTGCAGTATTCTCAGATAGAAATACTAAGTCAACTGCATTAATAGATTTAATGAAACCTTTTCAAATAGGATATAATATTGTTAATAACCAAATAGCAGATATTTTAGTAGATGAGTTAGGTACAGTTATTTTATTAGATCAGAATGCATTACCAAGACACTCTATGGGTGAAGACTGGGGTAAAAACAATTTAGCTAAAGCTTATGTAGCAATGAAAAATTTTCAGATGCTGCCTTTAGATACCAGTATTACTAATACAGAGAATGCTCTTAACTTCCAACACTTTCAGAAATTAGACTTAGAACAGACTAATAGGTTAATGTCAAGAATACAATTAGCTACATATATGAAACAACAAGCATATGAAGTTATAGGTATTAATCCACAAAGAATGGGTCAGCAGTTATCTCAACAAACTGCAACAGGTGTAGAACAAGCAGTTGGATCATCTTATGCTCAAACAGAAATGTACTTCATACAACACTCAGATTATTTAATGCCAAGAGTACATCAGATGAGAACAGATCTTGCACAGTTTTATCAATCTACTAAACCTTCTGCTAGGTTATCATATATGACGGCAGCAGAT